CCAGGTGTAGTAATATATAACTGACCTTGTGCCGATATACTGTTTACACTTATAGGAACAAAATTTTCATTTACATCTTCAAATATAAATGCACCAGTGCCACTAGAACCACCTGTTACAAACGGAACTTGTTCGTCAAATACAATTCTTGCTGTAGGTAAAGAACCTCTATCAATTTCAATACCTGCTTTGTAATCAAAACTTGCTCTAATGCCGGCTCCGCTTTCGCCTTCATTAAGTGTTAAAATATTGTCAGCAATAGTAGTAACAGTTGATTCAACTGTTGTAGTAGTGCCTTTAACTTCTAAGTCTCCAGTTACAACTACAGTTCCTCTTGGTGTAGCTGATCCACTAGTTGTATCTAAAATAATTTTTCCAGATACACCATTGTCAACTATAACCCTATAGTCACCGTCTGTAATTCTTAAAACCTTTGACATTTGTTATTTCCCTGTTAACATTAATACATTTGTTGTTGAGTCGTGTTCAAGATCCCAACTGTATTGACTGTTATTAAAATCTATCATCAAGTTATTAATAATTGAAGCAATATAAACAAATGTTGAACTATGTAATACAATACCCATTAATGACATTTCATTGTCATCTAATTCGTTTGTATTTTTATTAACTAATTCACACACTCCTTCATTTCCCTCGTTATCAGTAACTTTAAATGTTGTATTGCTAAGTTGCTCTAAAACACTACCATTCGGCACTGCTTTAGAGCTTCCTAGTTTTACAGAAACTACCAAATCTTTTAGAAGATTATAAAAATTCCAAAAAACATTTACTGGTCGTTCCATTATTTTATTCCTTATGCGTCTTCTGTGAAGTCGTCGTCATCAGTTCCAACTAATGTGTTGTCGTCACCAGCTTCTTCAACTTGTGCCGCACCATCTGTAGTACTAGTTGCAAAGTTCCATGGAACACTTTTGCCATCATACAAGTTTGTACCTGTAGCAGTCGGTGCTGACAAAGTAACTTTACGTCCAGCAATTTTACTTACTGTGTATGTTTCTGCATCGTCCATTTTGAATGAAATAGCCATTTCACCTGCCGCTAATGTCGCTGGTAATTTACCAGTTGTTAGCGTACAAGTAAATTCGCCTGCTGTGCCAATTTCTTCACAAACAAATTTCTTTGAACCTTTTTGTTTTACGTTATAACCTTCTTTAACTGCTGTGCCGTTATGAAAGTTTACTTTGATTTCGTTGCCGCCTGCTGTAGGTGTTCCGAATAATCTTTTATTAAGTGGTCTTCCCATTTTTTTCTCCTATTATAGTAGTCCTATGCCCGTTCTATGAGCTACGCTGTGGGTACAGCATAAGTCCGCCTTGCGGCACACTATCTGACACAAGTATTTATCATCAATACAGTATAAAGGATTTTAAGTCAAAAAAAAAAAGGCCTACCGCATTAGTGGGTAGCGCCTTTTTAAAATATAAGCAAAATAGGTAGGACTTGGGTACACCTACAAGTACGGACCGAAATACCATTTCTAAACCGTACAACCTATCCCCGCGGGTTAATGCGATGTGACTCAGCGTATTTCTACTACCAAGCCTGGGTACCACCCCTGGACAGTCAAGTTAGACCCTTCTGGTAAAGGCCTCTTCCTTGCACTATAAACAAAAAGTAATTAATTTTTTGTTGCTTATGTACTTAATATAACAGACTTTATATATAAAGTCAACCTTTTTTTTACCAAAATATTAAATTTTTTGTAATCTAGGATCTGTACTAAGTATGTTCTTTTCAGCTCTTGGTCTAGATAAACGATTTTCAGCCATTTTGCGTATTATTGCTTTATGCGCTAGTTCAGTTTTTCTTTTTTTGCGAGCTATTTCGAAGTCTTTGTGATTCATGACACTCTCCTCGTTAAAGTTAAGTGCGTTCCTTCGCTAATGCTACTTCCGGGCTAATTGCCTGAACGTTGTATTATTATTTAGTATCTAGTACTTGAATAAATTCGTTTTCTCTATCCAAATATTTGAAATCAATCTTTACTGGATCAAACTTATCTAGTGCATCAAATACTATTCGTGTGTCTAACTCGCCACAAGTGTAGACATCTAATTGCATTAATTTTGGAGATTGTTCGTCCCATATGTGTATTGCTACATGTGATGTTTCAATAATAGTAACACAAGTAAATCCTTTGTTACCTTCCATATCACAATACTTAACATAAGGTCCCATCATAATCTTCATACCAATGTCTCTAATTAAATTAGAAGCCCAATCAGTAATAGTTTGTTCGTATATTGGAGGATTACTTACTTCTGCTCTTACTATTAAATGTTTATGTTTCATATATAATTTATACCTTATTTGAAACTAAAAGTCAACCAGAAAATTTAGCCATAAAAATAGGCGCCGTAGCGCCTATTTTGTATTTTGTAACTTAAGACTTAGCTAAAGCTAACTGCGCCATTAGTAATAGCAACATTAGCTAGGTAGTCAGCTGCATTACCAAGTGATGAAGCTGTGTTGTTTAGCTCAACATATCCGTATCTAGTCATGAAAGACACAACTGGTTCGAATGATGATGGATCTAATACAACGCCACTTGACATCAATGGAATGTATGGGCAATAGAACGCTGCCGCATCTGATTCACTTGAGCCTTTGTAACCAACGATTACGTTAGCACCGTCACCAGCATATGTGTTTACATATACTTTCATTGCATTGTTCAATGTACCAACCATTTTAGTGTTTGTTGGTGCTTCGAACGAACCTTCTGTTGTTCTTGCGAACGCTGAAGTTGTAGCAGACTGTAGGATAGTTAGTGCGAATGGTGATACCACTGCCCAGTTACCTGCGCCTCTACGTGTTCTTTGTGCAATTAAGTTTGCTGCTCTGTTGATTTGAACTGCAAGTGCTGCATGCTCATCACCAACGAAAGTAGCTGTACCACTTACTGCTGATTGGTCGTATGTTTCTACTGCTGTTCCACCTAGTGTATTAAGTGAACCTAATACTTCTTGGTCGATTTCTGCAGTAATTTCTTGTGCTAAAGCAGCCATAATTTCTGCTTCAACGTCGATACCGTGCATTGACTGAGCGTCTTGCGCAGATTCAAAAGTCCAACGTGCTGATAGCTTACGTGATTTAGCTTCAACAGTTTGTTTTAAGATCTGAATAGACATTTTTCTACCTGCTTCACCTTCTAGTGATGCTGTAGAACCAGCTTTTGCAGTTGCAGCGTTACCTGAATATGCTTCAGCAATTTTGAATGGGCTTAATGCTTCTTCGCCTGCTGTAGTATCAGTGTTACCTGCTGATGTATCGTTCATTGCTTCCGCATAACGTACTCTCAATGTGTGGATTTGACCCACAGGACCTGTCATAGGCTGTACACCAACTAATTCGTTAGCAATAACGGTTGGCATTACACGTCTGATAACGGGTAAAATAACTCTGTTAAGAGTTGCGACGTTGCCTGCGCTTGTTGCGCCTGCTCCGGCTGTTTCTGACAAATACTTACGTGTATTTTCCAGTGTTGCTGACATTACAGATTTCTTTGTGCCTTGTAGGCCTTCAAGAAGTGCATTCTTTGTGTCCAGCCAGCGACTTTCTAATAGTTCTGACATAGTTTTCTCCTTATTATAAACCAGCTAGACGTCTAATGTCAACGACATTATCATCTGCTTGTGAACTAGCGTTTGTTGTTGTATTCTTATTGCCTGTTATTTCTGTGCCTTCTGTAATTACTGCCTTCTGCTTCGCTGGAGAGTTACCATCGATTACAGATGGTAGGTACTTGTCAAAAGCAGATTGTAGTCTGTTTGTCTGTACTGATTCCAGTAAATCTGACATGATGTCTTTTTGAGCTCTGTTTAGTGGGCTTAATAAACCATCAATTGTGTCTTTGCGTTCAGCTATTTGTGCCATACGCTTAACTTCGGTACTCTTAGCTTCAGCTAATACTTTTGCTTTTGTAGCAAATGCTTTTGCTTCAGCTAGTTGTTTGTCTTTAACTGCAACTACATTCATAAGTTTTGCAACTTCTGAATTTTCATTCAGATGACTTGTTGCGTACTCAGATGCAAATGCTTCAAACATCTTACGACCGAAATCGTTTTTACGTGCTTCTTCGATATCTTCTTTCAATGCGCTGATCTCACCTTTAAGTGTATTTTCAACGATTGTAGATACTTTGTTAGCACCTTTTGCGATAAAGTCTTGTTTGACTTCGGCAAATTTGTTTTTAGCTTCTTTTATAAGTTTTACCTTAGTTTCAGCTAAATCTTTTTTGTCTTCGTGGAACTCTGCAATTTCTTTTGCAAGTGCATCAACTATAAAGTTCTCAAGCATGCTAAATTTATCAGCAATTGCTTTTTGATCTTCATGTAGCTCAGTAACTTCTGATTTTAGCGATTCCATTACAAATTTCTGCATTAACTTTGCGTCTTCACGCATTTTAACAGCATACTTTGCTTTAGCTTCGGCTAATTGTTTGCGATCGTCTGCAAACTCAGCAATTTCTTCAGCTAAACGCTCTGAGATCATAGCATCGATAGCTTCAACCATAGTTGATTTATCGTGCTCATATTTCTTAGCAAATTCTTCGCGAAGCTCAGCAGTTGCCTGCTGACGGTTCTCTTTGATTTTGCTTTCCCAAGCGCCTTCAATTTCTGCACGTACTTCTTCGGAAACTACATCGTTTTCAAAAAGTGTTTTAAGTGCGTCCAACATTATTGTTCTCCTTTTATTGGAGTCTACTGATTATATTAACCAGAGATTCTTTTAAATATTTTTGTGCCTTTGGATCGTGTTTTGTTGCCTGTGCAAGTTCGTATGCCTTGTATCCCCCACGTGCATTCATCATATGTTCATAAATTGCTGTAGGATATGCACCAGGGGCGCTAGGCTGAGCCACAACGTCCACAGTGATTATTTCGAAATCAGAAACGGTGTTATCGCCGTCATCTGATACATTGCCACTACCACGCGATGAAACACCAAGTTTCACACCATTTTGTATCATAGTGCTAACTAGTTGTCCCATCGGAGTTGGTAGAATTTTTAATTTACCATAACCGTTTGCGCCATCCATCCAGCATTCGCTGATCATATGACTCACTCGATCTAAGTTTATGTTAAGACCTTCTGGATGATCAACTTCTCCGAGCACAGAATATCCGCCACTAATTTGATCATTGAGAGTTTTGACAGCCCTGCCAATTTCGTTTACAGGATACACACGCTGATTAGCGTTGCGTACTCCGCCCTGTATACAAATACCTTTCATATACAAGTCTTTTCCTTCGTTGGCATTCTCAACAACTATTTGTGCTTGATCGAATGTCAAATGCTCTCGTAAGTTTTTCATTTAAAAGTTCCTTAACTTAGTTTTAGCCGCCAATTACAGGTTTCTTATTAGCTGCTGTGTCGCCTGCGCCTTTTTTCTCAGCACCGTGGCCTTTTGGCATTGCTTTGTTTGACTTAGCTGCTTTACCGCCAGGTACATTAACATTTCCTGCATTCTCTTCTTTTTCAGAAGGTGCTGCAAGTCCGCCTGTTGTTCCTTTTGTATCAGCTTCGCCGCCTGCTACCAAGTTTGAAGCATCTCCGCCCATGTCGTTTGCACTAGCTACTGGAGACTTTGAGTTTGCACCGTTGTCGCCCATTTTAGCTGTTACTTTTTCAACATATTCACGCATTGTTTCTGCTTCTGATTTAGATGATTCATCAGTTTCTTCGTCTGCTGCTTCATCTACTTCTTCGTCTGATGCTTCGTCGACTTCTTCGTCAGTTGCTTCAAACGCTACTGATTCTTCTTCAGCTTCGTCGTCGCCGTCAGCGTCCATATCCATGTCGCCTTCGTCACCTTCGTCACCTTTGTCGTCACCCATCATTTTTTCAAATTCTGCTTTAAGATCATCTAATGCAACTTCTAGATCGTCAACACGATCTTCTACATCGTCATCACCTTCTTCTGCATCTGGTTCCATGTCCATATCCATGTCGCCGCCTTCTGCATCGCCGTCCATGTCCATGCCCATTTTATCCATCATGTCATCAGCTGGATCGCCACCTTCAACTTCAAACTCATCTAAGTTAAAGTCTTCGTTAGTAGCTTCTTCTTTGTCATCATCTGATGCTTCATCTACTTCTTCGTCTGATGCTTCATCTACTTCTTCGTCAGTTGTTTCATCAACTTCTTCGTCTGTAGTTTCATCAACTTCTA